TATCTGTATTTGATGAACCATTATATTTGACATGATGCCATAATTTAGTATACTTCTTAATTTGAAAAGCTGGTTTAGTTGTTTGATTGATATAAAACTGCCAATTTTTGATAACCTTAAAGGTGAGGTCGGCCAGGTGCACGATGTCGCCGACCGTGGTGGATACCGGCCCGGCGAACGTGACGCTGGTGGTGCTGCCGGTGGCCACAGCGCCCGATACGCTGTATTGCGCATCGGGCTTGAAGGTGACGATGCCGGTAGCGGCGTCAAGCTGCACCTGCCCTGCCCCGGCGCCGAACACGACCGGCACGCCGTTGCGCTGCACGGCCACGGTGCCGGCAACCGGCTTGCGGATAGGCCGCGCATCGGACAGGCTGCCGGCGGTATGCAGTTTTGTGAGCTGGTACGTGGGCAGCCCCGTGCCGACGCCCGACGCCCCCAGCCGGCCCCGGCCGGCGTCGGTGAAGTCGGACGGGTCTTTGAACCGGAAGCCGACCAGGCGACCCTTGACGGCGCGAAAGAAGTCAATCAGCGCGTCTTTGGTGGCGGTGTCGTATGGCCCCCAATCGGCTTGCCAACGGCCGCGGGAGATTGCCCACGCGGCGGCACGCTGCTCGAAGCCGGAATTGACTTCGATGATGCGGGTGGCGAACTCGGGGCCGCCGGAGACACCCCACCGGAGGGACTCCGGCAGCTTTGCGTTTTCGAGGAAGGCCATGGTTTATCCGTTGCGAGAGAGGGCGCGCTGCGCCTGCATGCCGGCCTGCAGGGCGATTTGCTGCACGGTGCGGGAATCGACACCACCGCCACCGACGTTGATGGTGAGGTGCTGCGTAAGGCCGCCGAAACCGGCTTTGTTTTGCGCGGCCGGCACGATGCGCTCACCGGCGTGGATTTTGGCGATCATGTCGTGGGGGACGTAGTCGGTGCCCACATCGAAGCTCGGCAGGCCGTCGAGCTTGATGGGGATGGCCTGGGCAACATCGCTGTTTGGCACGATGGAGCCCGTCTTGGGGCCGGCGATGGCACCGCCGCCCATGCCGATCAAGCCGCCGAGGCTGGACAGGATGCCGCCGAAACCCCCGGCGCCCTGCACGGCCTGGGCCAGCGGGCCGGTGATCTGCTGACGCACGGCGATGCGGAGCAGGTCGGCGATGATGCTGTCGGCCAAGCCCTTGAAATCGAGCTTGCCCTTGGTGACCAGCTGAGTGAGGGCGTCTTCCATGGTTGCAAAACTGCGCGTGACGACGGCATCGGTTTGCGCGGCCATGTTGCGCACGCTGTCGATGTACTTTTGCACCGCGCCGGCCGCGCCGTATTCCCACGAGGCGTTGAGGCGCTGCTGCTGATCCAGCAGGCCCCGCACGGCTTCTTTTTGGTCGCTGATGGTGGTGTTCAGCTCGGCCAGGAGCTTGCCGTACTGCTCGGCATCGATCTTGCCGTCGGCAAACAGGCGGCGCAGGGTCTTGTCGGCTTCGCGGGCTTTTTCGTCCACAGCGCGCAGGGCGGCCTCTTGTTCGCGGAGGGCCTGCGGCATGATCGCCATGTTGTCCGAGCGGGTCTGATTGTCCCGGCCGAAACTGCCGGCGATGTCACCGATGGAGAGGCGCGCGGTGTTGTACGCCAGATCGCGGGCCTTGGCCTGCAGGGCGTCGGCGTTGCGCAGGAAGACCTCCCACTGCGCATTGACCTTGCCGAGTTCGTCCTTTGTGAGCTTGACATAGCCGTTTTGCACGTCGGCCTGAAACTTTGCGTATTCCTTTGCGGCGTCGGTAAGCTTTTCTTGCCCGGATAGCTCGGCTTGCTGTACGGCGATTTTTTCTGTGATGGACCGCATCAGGCGGTCGTAGTCGTCTTTTTGCTCTTTGACGGCCTTGGTGGTGCCGAGGTTGGATTGATAGTTGTTGAGGGTTCGCGTGGGCGCAGCGTCCGGCGTGGCGTTACGGTTTGCCTCAAATTGCTGAGCGAGCCGCTGCGAGAACAGGGGCTTGCTGAGGGTGGCGTCGATGTCTTTGTTCATCGCCGCCATAAAGGCGTTGCGCTCCGAGATAGCGCTGGCAATCTTGGCCTGGCCTTCGGCCGTGAAGCCCGCGCCTACGGCCGTCATGCCGACTGTTGCCGCGGTTTCGATGTCCTTCCAGATTCCGGCCAGGGACATGCCCAGCACTTTAAACGTACGAGCAACACCGTCAAAAACATCAATCACCCGCGCTGCATGCATGGCCGCCTGTTCTGCCCAGCTGCGGATGGATCCGTCGGCGGCCAGATCTTTGGCCGCCTGCTGCATGCCGTCCGTCTTGCTCTTGGCATCGATCATCACTGTCAGGAAGGCGTTGATTGACGGCAGCACCTCCATCGTGATGGTCTTGTAAAGCGCGTTCTTGGCGATGGTCAGGCGCTTGATATTTTTTTCGTACTGGTCGGCTTGCTCGGCCTGGGCGGCGGTGGTCTTGGCGACCAGGTCGCCGGATTCGGCCAGATCCTTGAGATACGGGATGAGCTGGGCACCGGACTTGCCGAAGAGGTCTTGCGCAAGCGCCGTCTTGCCGACGCCATCGCGATACTCGGCCATTTTGTCGGCCACCAGCTTGAGGGCGTCGGCGCTGTCCATCTGGCGCAGATCGCGCATTTTGAGGCCGAGGGTGTCGAGGGCGTGGGCGGTGCCCTTGCTCTCGTCCGAGGTGCCGGCCAGGTTCTTGGCGAACTTGGTCATGGCGCCTTCGACGGCGGTCATGTCCTGCCCGACGAGCTTGGCCACGGCGGCGAGGCCGCTCATGTTTTCGATGCTGGCGCCGGTCTTTTCGGCCATGTCCTTGAGGCCGGTAGCAGACGCAACGACGGCGTCGAACTGGTTGATGAGGGCCTGAAAGCTGACGCCCGCGGCGATGCCGGCCATGGCAAACCCGATGGTCTTGATGCTGGTCGCGGCTGCCGATGTGGCGGCCTCGACTTGCGCCATGGCTTGCTGCGTGACTTGCGAAGCCCGGTTCATGTCGTCGTTGAACCGGGCCATGTTGGCTTCGAGGCTGACGACGAGGCTACCCAGATTTGCCATGGTGGGGATCTTCCGTATTGGGTGACACGCCGAAGACGGCGGCTTTGAGCAGGGCGAAGCGATCGGCCGGGCTCATGTCGGGGGTGTCGAGCACGTCGGCGGGCTGCTCGGGCGGGCGCTGGGCATCGATCTCGGCTTTGATGCGCGGCATGAAATCCAGCGGCTTGAGGGGCTCGGCATCGCGGCCGATGTGCACGTTGGCGATGGTGGCGGCGACGATGCCGGCGCGCAGGTCGGCCGGCGCTGCGCCCCAGGGTTCGAGGGTGTAAAACTCGGCCCAGTCCATGAGCTCGGCGTGGGTGACGGTGGCCTTGAGCTCGGCCACCGTGCGGCCGAGTGCGAGGGCTAAGCGGTGGAGGAAGCGGCGACCGGGGTCGCCTGCGATTTTTTTTCAGCACCCCCGATGCGGTTGGCCTCGGCCACTGCGGAGAGGATCGCCTGCACCGGGCCGAAGGCGCCGGCCTTGAGGGCGGGCAGATCGTCGAGAGTGAGCACGGGCTGGCCGTCGTCATCGACGAGCGAGGCGACGGCAAGGCGCTCGAGGAAGGCTTCGCCGCCGCGCTGGGCAACGTCCGAAAAGGTGGTGAACTCGGCTTCGGAGACCTGGCGAATCTTGACGATGCCGATGCCGTCGATGGTCTTTTCGACGGTGGCGGCGGCGATGGCGGCGAGGAACTGGGCGCGATTGAGGGCCATGTTGCGGACTCCGGGTTAGTACGTGAAGCGGACAGTGCCGGTGAGGCGGAGGGTGATCTGGCCAGAGCGGACCTTGTCCACACCGGAATCTTCGGTGAACTTTTTCGCGTAGCCCTGGCAGGCAATGGCCTGGCCGTCGCTGTTCTTGATGCGGTAAACCAGCAGGGTGCCGGCCGTCTTGGCGGCGCGAATGGCGAGCTGGCCGGGGTCGGCGGGCAGCACGGCCTTGAGGTTGAGGTTGAGGTTGCCGAAGTCCTGCAGGCCGAGGCGGAATTCCTTTGCAGTGGAATCCATGTCGGTAACGTCGATTTCGGAGGCCTGGCCGTCGAAACCGCTGTAAGTGTTGAGGCCGCCGACGCTGGTGAAGGTTTTGGGGGTGGCGGTGCCGGCGCTGCCGTAGGTGCTGAAGTTGGTGGAGTCGATCGCGACGGTGAAAGTGGCGCCGGTGGCGGCGGTGACAATGCCAAGCTCACCATTGATTTCGGCCATGCCAACGACGCCCGCGAAGACGACGACATCGCCGACGGCGAGGGTGTTTGTGGCACTGATGACGGCTTTGGTGGCCTTGGTGATACCGGTGATAGTGATGGCCGAACCGGCGCCGGTTTCGACTTGGAACTTGGTGCCCTGGGCGGAGACTGCGGAAGAAGACATGGTGGTGATGCTCCAGTAAAAAGCCCGCACAGGGCGGGCTTGAGGGGTGAGGATGCAGGATGGGGTTAGCGCTTGCCGAGGTCGGAGGCCTCTTGCTCAATGCCGTCGGTGAGCACCTGTTTGATGGTGTCGACGCAGCGCTCTTTGTTGGTGTCGAATGCGGGCCGCAGGAACGGCTGCGCCGCCATTTTGCTGGTGCCGAACTCGACCCAGCGCCAGTAATAAGCGTCGAGCTTGCTGTAAGCCTTGACGCCCTTTGAGCCCGTACCGCCAAACTGGCGGACGTAGATGTTGACCACCTCCTTTCCAGGGCCGCTGTTGCTGTTGCTGCGCGCGGCGGCAATCGCGCGCTTCAGGGTGCCGGGCGGCGGGTGGCCCTTGGCCACGCTGCCGTGATACTGGGGAGCACGGCCCTTGGCGTCGTCCCGCACGAGGCGGCCGGCGGCAATGACGGAGCGGCGCAGGTGCTTGCGAGCGACTCGGGGGCCGAGCTGCTGAAGGGCGTCTTGCAGCTCACGCAGGCCTTTGACGTGCTGGTAGTTGGACATGGCATCAGCTCCAAACGCTGAATTCGACCATCACCCGATACAGCCGGGTGTCCGGGTCGGGCTGGTCGGCCGGGCTGCTGATTGCGTAGTTGCGCGGATCGCCAGCATCGGCGGCGGCTTGCATGGCGGCGGTGACGGCATCGAGGACGGCGTCGGCTTCGGCAGCAGTGGCGGAATAGACATCCACCTGGAGCCGCGTGTTGTTGGCCACCGGGGCACCATCGAGCACGTTGGCGACGTCGGACGAGGCAAACGTGAACACCACGTAGGGCAGCGCCACGCCCTGCGGCGCGCGGGCGCGATGGGCGCCTCCGGAGGCGCAGGGGGTGAGGATCTGGGCAATGCGGCCGGAGAGGGTCACGGCTGGGACTCCTGATCGATGACGCCCTCGGCACACTGCAGCACCACGTATTGATGGCGGTCATCGATGTCGATGACGCCGTGAATGCTGAGGGTGCGGGCGCCGTAGCGGATGCGGTAGCGGGCAGCAGTGCGAGGGTCGGCCAGCTCGGGGCGCCAGCGGACGGTGACTTCGAGGGTGATCTCGGCGTGCACGGCTTGGGCGGCGAGGAGTTCGCGGCCGGTGAGCGGGCCGACCTTGGCGGAGACGGTGGCGAGGTCAGCCCAGGTGGCGAGGATGCCGCCGGCTGCGTCTTGCCCCTGGGTGCGCTGTTGCAGGGTGACGCGGCGGCGCAGCTCGCCCGGGGCGGGCATGGAAAACGCGCTCATAGCATGGGGGCCGTGTAGGGGTCGAGGAGGCTGTCGATCCAGGGCATGGGCGCGAACGTGCCTTTGAGAGCTTCGGCGCTGCCGCGGTGTTCGTACAAATCGGCAATTCGGCAAGCCATCCAGGCCTTGAGGCCCTCGGGGATCTGGCCGGCTGGCTCGGTGCCGATCTGGGTGCCGCCGTAGTGAGTGCCTGTGCCGGCGTCGATGATGTCGATTTCGGTGCCGCTGGGTGTAGCAGCGAGGGTGACGCTGCCATCGGCGGCCACGCTGCGGACGTAATAGTCGGCGTCGGGCTGCAGGGGAGCCGGCAGCGCCCCACCGCTGTTGCTGCAGCGGAGGGCGTCTCCGACCTTCAGCGGGCGCCAGTTGATGAGCTGCACGCGGTTTGTGGAGACGTCTGCACGCAATGCGGCAGCGTAGCCTGCAGCATAGGTGATGCGGACGCTGCCGATCTGCGGCTTGACCATCGCGGGCCACACCTGCCCGAAGGGCGGCGTGATGCGGGGCACCGGGCCGGAGGCTTCGAGCACGTAGCCGGTGACGGGGTCGAGCGTGCGCCAGACGTCGTCCATGCCGAGCCACTCGATGCCGCGCAGCTCGATGAGCGGGGAGCGCTCGAGCAGCACCGCATGCGGCGGCACGCCGAACGGGCGACCCCAGGGCACGCCGAAGAGGCTGGGGCCGGGAAAGGTGTCCAGCACGAGCTGCCACACGCTGGCCACAATCGCGCGGTGGGTATTTGTGATTGCGAAGGCGTTGGCTGCAGAGAGCAGGCCACGGAGCTTGACGTCGTCAAAGTCGGCATCTTGCCGGACGTGATGCCGGGCTTCGGCAACATCCATCGGCAGCGCGCCTGGGGGGCTGATGAGCTGAAGAGGCATGAAGTAATCCGGCAAGTAAAAAACCCGGCACGGGGCCGGGTTGTTTGAATGGTTGCCGCGCTTCGGCGGCGCTCGGAACCTGCCGAGTCAGTTTTTCAGATCATTTTCGTGAGGCCGCGAAAATGATCTAGCGGTGCAATCCCCGCGCACCCACGGGGGTTGGAATTAGCCGAGTTGGTCGCGCATCGGGTCGAAGCCGGTCATCTTGAAAAACTTGCTCGCAGTCGGGCAAACCACGCGGCCCTGCTGTTCATAGCCCGCCACCAACTCACACCAACGCCGTAGGTGGTCGGCGTAGAAGCTCGTTTCGGCGGGGGCTGTGTCAATTCCGGCACCACCCGGATAGCAGTTGTGCATATACGTAAAACATGCCTGGCCGCGCTTAATCATCCCGTTAAGCCCAGCATCAACCCACCAACTATTTGTTGTCTCGGTCGTGAATGCGGGCAGATAGTACGGATTGAGGCCGGGGGTCAGCGGCGAGAATGCGAGGCCGTGCGTTGCCCTAATGAGTCGATACCCCAGCGATTTTGCAATATCGACAGTCTGTTGATCGAACGCTCCAAACGGGTACGCCATCATGTGCGCAGCGGTGGTAATCCCCCGCCCGCGCCAGTAGTCACGGGCCGCTTTGAGAGCCCGTGTCCGCTCCGCTTCGGTGCCTTCCGACATGCGGTCATGACGGTTGGTGTGGGCCCAGATTTCATGACCGCGCGACAGCGCATCGCGAATCTGATCCATCGTCATGATTTCTTTCAGCCCGAGGATCGTGTCATTTGCGTATGTGTTCACGCAATTCCCCGTCCAGCCAAAACCAAACTCTTCGAGAATCGGTAGCCCCAGCTCGTAAAACGACTGCGGCACATCGTCGGCGCTCCACATGATTGCTGCCGTCGCCCATCCAGGGCGCGCCACACTCACATTACCGAGCCAGACGGGGGTCGGCAGAGTTGGCGCAGCGGTGGCAAGAACGCGAATCGTGACAGACCGAACGACCATATCCGGTCCGCCTGCCGAGCTGTTCTCGCTCCATGCGCTGCCATATGTCGTGCCTACGACGCCGTACTGTACGCTGGTGATTTTGACCTCGTTGTTGAGGCACTGTAGGATATTCCACCCACGGTGCATCATTGCGGGGTCGAAATTGTATGAGCGGTAATCCGTCCCGATAACGCTCGATTTGTCCGACACCTGCACTTGCAACCGCACAATTGGATTGCCGGAGCCGTCTAGTTGCGTGTCGAGCGGGATGTACAGCGGAATGAGCCACGTCCCATCAGCACCGTACTCGACCGGGACAGGAATGTCCCAGTAGTTGATTTTTTGGTACTGCGTTGCGGCCCCAGCCGGCAGCACAATTTTCATGGCCGGGCCGCTGGTGATAGGACAATTTACGTCCAAATCGACAGCCATCGTCCCGCCGCCGGACGGCGACACTACGGGCGCTGGCACGTTTGCATTGCCAGTATGCAGTGCGCCGTCCCGGTTGTACGCGATACCTACGGCGCGCGGATACTCGTTGATGAGCTGATTTCGCCCCGGCCACCACGGCTGGTCGAGTGCAACCTCCCCGGCCATCAGATTTACAACCCCCTGGGCCGAGCTCCTTCGAACTTTAAGGACATCTTCGGCATCTTGGGCGGGTGCGCTCGGGAATCGGCCGGCACTGTCACCGGTGATCTGCAAGCCGGTTTGCTCGCTGCGGGTGCTGGTGCGCTTGGCGAGGCCGATGTCGATAAAGTAGGTGGCAAGGGTGTCGGGCAGGCTGTAAGTGCTGCCTTTTTTGTAGGTTCCACCGGCACCATCGGGCCGGCTGTCCTGCATGATGACGGTGATAGCCATGCTGGGTGTCCTTATGCGGAGGGTTTTGTGGTGGGGGCCGGCTGGGCAGGCGGTGTTCCATCGCTGGCCGGCAGATCGGATGTGAGGCTCTGCCAGGCACGCAGTTGCTCAATGACGTGATTCGGGTTGGCACCGCGGCGCCGGATCTGCTCTTGCGGGCTCGAGAGCTTGGCGGCAATAAGCGCGGCGCTGGCTTCGGCCTCGTGTAGCGGGTTGATCCAGGGCATGGCCTGGGCGACATAGAGCGCGTCATCTTCAGTGCCGGGCTTGAGGTCGCGAGGCATAGGCACAACACCGGACAGGTGGGCGATGCGGACAAACTCTGTCCAGACGGGCAGTACGGCCATGCCGACGAAATCGTCAGTTGCGCAGGCGTAATGCACGTACTGTTCGACGAGCTCCTGGCGCTGGGCGCTGTAGGTGCCGTTGTAGTCTCGGGCGAGCGATGAGTAGCTGATCGGGAAACCGGCGGCAGCAGCTCGCAACTGGCCTTGGCGAAAGGTGACGACGTTGGGATTTGGACGCTTGCTGTCGATCATGCCGATCTCTTCGCCGGGGCGAAGGGTGTCGATGATGGTGCCGGGCGTGAGCGAAAGGGTGCGCGGGTTGGTGCTGGGGTTGGTGCCGGGATCGCCGCCGGGGTCGCCGTAGGTGTCGGCAGTGCCCTTTTTGACGTAGGCGGTAAGCATTGCGGCGATTTTGGCTGCCACGCGCTCGGACTCTTCGTAGTCCTTGATGTCTTCGAGCCGGGTGATCACGGAGGCGAGCATGGACACGCCGCGAATCTGGTGGATGCGCTCCAGATGGGCGATGTGCAGCATCCGATCGGCCGGGATGCGCTTGAGGTTGGAGGTGCTGGCTGCCCACGTGTCGTCGGGGCTGGTTTTGTAGGCCCACCAGGCGGTTGGCTGCCCCCAGGCGTTGCGCTCGCAGCCCTGCAGGATTTTGGCGCTGCCATTGCTCCCGTCGTAGTCGCCCGGGATCATGTCGGCCTCGAGCAGTTCCAGGCTGTAAGGGACACGGGTGTTATGGTCAAGCAGCGCTACCGGGCCGGCGAGGCGCTGGGCGAAAACTTCGCCATCGCGCGCCCAGCTTTTGGCGAGCATGCGCTGAGTGCGTGACCAGTCAAAACGGCGAGTGACTTCGGGGCTACGCTCCCAATCGCGCCAGGCTTCGAGCAGGCGGTCGGCGTAGTCCTGATGGATGGTTCCATCACGCCGACGGGGTTGCGGTTCGATGCCGACGCCGGAGGCCCCGACGACGTTGTTCGCGAAGGTACGCAGCGCACCGGTGACGATGTCGTGGTTGCGTTCGAGGTGGCGAGCCTGATCACGTAGGGGCTTGGCAGCTTTGCGAACCAGCTGGTTGGCGGTGCCGCGCTCGCGGTGAAATTTGCGCAAGCGGCTTGGCTCGGCGCCTTCGTAGTAAGCCAGGGCCGAGCGGGCGGCCATGCGGCGCACTGCGCGCTCAGGCGAAAACCACGCTACCAGGCGATCGATAGATTTCATTCGCGGTAGCTCCCGCCGGAGAGATCGGCGACGGCAAAGCCTAGACCGCCAAATTTGGGGGCGCCGCTGGCGTGAGCAGCTTCACCGGCGGCTTTGGCTTCCCACTCTTGCCGGCCTGCGCGGATTTCGGCCAGATCCTCGCGGCGCAGGTGGCGGCCATCCGCCCAGCGAAATTCCTTGCCGGTGAGGATGGCGGCTTCGGCCTGGAGGTAGGCCGCAAGCATGTCGGTGGCGGTGGTCATGGGCAGGACGGTCTGAGTGCGTATAGCGCTTAGATTGCCCGGCTGGTTGTCTCATTTTCAGGGGGTAGCGTGAGACTCGCTGAATTAATGATTCGGTAAAACTGGGCACGTGAGATGTCCCAGCGCAGTTGCAGGCGCTCGCGGCTTGGACGGGTGCCGTCGTAATCGCGGCGGATCGCTGCATCTCGGGCCGTGCGGTCTGCTTCGTCGGCATTGGCGACATAGAGCATTTCCCCGCGCATCTGCTTGCGGATTCCGCCGACGATCTGTGCAGCGACTTGCCGGGCTGTCTGTGAGGGCATACCGCTTTCTGTTTCGAGGATGACAGCGATGACGCAGAGCAGGGAGGACCGGTTGTTGCGGTTTGGCTTGGTGTTCATAGACGGCTACTCCAGTCCGATGAGGCAACAGTGGGGGGGTTTTGTTGGCGTGCAGCAGGCTGAGGCGCTGCCGCAGGGGCCTGGACTTCGGCCGGCTGGCCGGACTTGCTGTAGTAGCTGGCGACACGTTCCCAATCGGCGCGGGTGCGACGGTGCAGGCGCAGTTCGGGGTGGTGGGCGGCGGCGAAGGCGTACACCCAGGTGTCGAGCGGTTCGTTGCGGGCGCCGCGGCGCTTGACGAAGCGGTTTGCGCGGGGGTCGTAGGTCTCAGACACGAGGCCGGCGAAGTAGCTGGGCTCGAATTCGTCGGAGAGGTGGCAGACGCGGTTTTCTGGGGTGGCTTCGGCATCCACGGACAGGCGGCCGTACAGCCAGTGCTTGGCGCCGACGGTGCCGACGTGGTGGATCATGACGCCGCGTTTGTCGAGCTTGCCGGCCCATGTGACATCGGCCATTTTTCCTTTGCTGAGCAGGGGGGCGTTGTTGGGCACGGCGCCGAAAATGCAGAGAGGGCGGCGCACTTTGCGGGCGCGCACCCAGGCCTTGACGGCTTCGGTGCGGTGGCCACCGGCGTCGATGGCGGTGGCTTCGATAGGCATGGCCGGGCCGCCGTCGGCGCGCTGGATGGGCCGGTTGAGCAGTTCGGTAAGGGAGACCCACACTTCTTCGCCGGCCGGGTCGCCGGGGAGCTCGATGTAGTCGAGTGCCCACCAGGCCATTCCGACGCCCCATCCGATGATGTGCACGGCGAGGCGGTTGTCTTGTGTGTCCACGCCGGCGGTGATGCTGAGCACGCCAGGCTGGGCGATGCGCAGGCGGTAGGGTTCGGCGCGGTCTTGGATGGCGTTGTGCTTGACGGCGCGCATGGCCGGGTCTTCGAAGGCTTCGGCGCGGCGGTCGTTGATGAAGGTTTTAATGCGGGCGATGTCGCCCTGGGCATCAAGCCAGGCTTGGGCCATGTCGGCCCAGCGGGGGCCGAGGGCGAAGCGGTAGTGCAAAAAGCTGGCGCGGTAGCCGCGGATTTTTCGGCCGGGAAAGGCGGGCACCCAGCGACCGCGGTCGGTGAGCTGGTCTTTTAAGTGCTCGTCAATGTCGGCGCCGCATTCGGGGCAGGTGCACCAGGCGCGTGTTACGCGGCCGTCGTGACCGACGGACCAGTGAAAGGCGTCCCAGCGCAAAGGGTGTTCGTGGCCGCAGTGTGGGCAGCTGATGTGGTATTCGCGCTGGTCGGATTGCTCCCACTTGGCTTCGAGCCGGCTGATGCCCTTGACTTCGGGTGTGCCCACGCTGGCGCGCTTGGCGGTGCTTGGGAATGCCGAGGTGCGGCCGTCAAGCAGAGCGTCGGGATCGTCTCCGGTGGTGAGGCTGGCCGCGAAGCTGTCGAATTCGTCGGCCAGCACGAGCTTGGCCGAGGTGGATTTGAGGCGCTTGCTGTTGCCGGCGTGCTCGATGTAGAGCTGGCCGCCGGCGAAATCTTTAAAGCCGCGGGTGTTGCTGGCGTTGCGGCTTGCGGTGCTGGTGAGGGCTTCGCGGCAGGCGTCGGTTTCGTCGAGCAGAGGGTTGAGCTTTTGGTTGATGAATTTGTCCATGCTCACCTCACCGGGCAGGGTGACCATCATCGGGCCCGGGTTTTCGCACATGGTGTAGCCGAGGACGTTGGTCTCAAACTCGCTCTTGCCGAACTGGATGGGGAAAAGGCAGACGACTTCCCGGACTGGACTACGCGCGCTGAAGCAGTCCATGGGTTCGCGCAGCAGCGGGTTGCGGGCGGTAACCCAGCGGCCGGCGAGTGCGCTGCCCTTGCTGCTGAGCACGCGGTGGCGGTCGGCCCATTCGGAGACAGTCATGGGCTTGCGCGGGGCGACGGCGCGGGCGGCGACGGCGTAAAGGCCGGTGGCTTGCATGGTCTAGTCCTCACCCCGGCCGAGCTTTTCGAGCCGGGCCGATGCGGTGTGCAGGGCCGATTCGATCTCGGACACCAGCGCCGATTTGACGGCAGCTTCGTCAGTCATGGCGGCCAGGGCCGGCGCCAGGGTGTGGGGGATGGCCTCTATCTGCGTGCGCAGCTCGGTGAGCACGTCGGCCAGCACAGCACGCACCCGGCCAGCATCGAGCAGCTCGCGGATTTTTGCGCGGTAGTCGGCTTCGGCCTGCAGCGCGGCGTAGTGCTCGCGCTTGGCGCGGGCGGCTTGGTAGTCGGGGTTGGCAATGGCCGGGGCTTCGGTGTCGCCCGGCTCTGCGGCAGGCGCGGCCAAGGCGGCGCCGCGCTCTTCGGTGTGACGATCGGCCACCGCAAGCTTTGAAGGATCGCGGCTGGCCTCGATGAGCGCCTGGGATTCGGCCACCTTGACGCGGCCGGCTTCGTCCAGCACCAGCCGACCGGCCTGCTTGAGCTTTGTCACGTAGCTGGGGGTGCAGCCGAGGTGATCGGCGAATTCCTTCAGGCGCATGGTGACGGGCGCGGACATCAGCGGATACCCCACCAGGCCAGCCAGAGGCGCAGCGGTAGCGTAATGATGCGGAGCTGCGCGGTGTAGAGCCTGAGCGGCGCTGGGTGAGCGATGCGCCAGGCTTCGAGGTTGATGATTTTGGCAGTCATTGGGCGGCCTTCAGGGCGTCGGCGAGCTGGGCGTGGAGCTGGGCGAGGCTGCCGGTGTTGAGGATGAGGGTATCGCTGGGGTGGATCTGGACGCCCTGCTCGCTGATGTGCTGCTCGCTGCTGCGGTTGTAGTGGGTTTTCCAGTCGCGGACGATGTGCCAGATCTGGCCGCCCTGCCTGCGCAGCCAATCGACTTCGTGCTCGAAGCGGATGTCGGTGACGACGATGGACGGTGCCATGTCGCCCATGCGGTTGTTGGTGTCAATTTTGTGCTGGGCAATGCGTGTCCAGACGTCCCGGGCGACGTAGCGCTGGCCCCATTCGGTGCCGAGGGTTTGCATGAGGTGCCGCGGGGTGCAGCCGAGCCAGTCGATTACGGTTTCTTTGAGCGTGGGCTCGCTGAAGGTGTAGGCGTTGAGGCCCAGCATGGCGGCCAAGCCGTCTTTGATGGGGTCAGCCAGGGCAATGCGCTCGAAGTAGCCGTGGAAGAGCAGCCATTCGGCGGCGGTGTCTTTGCCGGCGCCTTTAAGGCCAGCAAGGCCGATGAGTCGGGGTGCGGTCATTTGTGGCTCCTGGGGGTGCTGTGGGCGTTGGCAATGCGGCATTCAGCCTCGAGGCTAAGGATGGGCTGCACGCCGCACGGGAGGGCCCCAGCAGGGGCCAGGGTGACGCCGCGCAGGCCGTCCATCATTCCGCGGGCCATGAGGGCCCGGATTAGGTCATGGGCGCCGGGCAGGTGCTGGCGCAAAGCGGTGTTGAATTCGCCGGTGTTGTCGGGGCCGCAGGTGATGGGGGCAACCAGTGGCAAGGCGGAAGGCTTTTCCATTCGGCTTTCTCCTCTAATTTTTTTCTGTGCGGGTTGTGCGGTATATAGAAAGGCATGCCGCACAGCCGAAAGCCGCGCTGGTGCTGGCGTTGTGCGGTATGTGCGGTATGTGCGGTATGTGTCTACGTGTGCGTGAGTGCTGCACGTTGTGATGGTTGTGGTGTTGCTGTTGCGCGCCCGCGCCTGTGTGTACGTTGTGCCGCACATACCGCACAGCCCAGTGCTGGCGCGGGTTTGATGCCGCACACCATGCCGCACAGCATCCCGCACATACCGCACAGATCGGGGCGAGATGGGCTTATTGAGCACCGGAGAACCCCTTGTAATCGGCCACGGCGTTGCGGAAGGCCTCGATGCAGTCGCCCAGCCAAGCGGTTTCGGATTGGCCAGGGGGCATTTCTAGGCGCGTGGGCAGGCTGACGACGCCGTGAGGACCGAGGGTTTGGCTGTTGATCAGGTAGCGTTTACGGGAGACCGGGAGCTTGTGCTTGCGATTTAGGGCGTCGATGAGCTTGGGCTCGGGGGCAGGCTTGGTGCCGATACGGCCGCACCAGGTTTTGTAGAGCTCGTAGAGGTCGCGGCTTTTTGCGGCGCTGTAGCGGATACGGTCATCGCCTTTAGTGAGCTCGGTGTAGAGGTCGCCGCCGTCAAGCTCGCGGTAGAAGCGCGCGGTGCTGTCAAGGGAGAGATCGACCAGCTCGCGCTTGGCGCGGGTCATGGGCGGCAGCGTGGCGGGGCGGAAGTCGCCCATGTCGACATTGAGTAGGTAGTCATGCAGGGCAGCTACGCCGCCACTGTTGATTTCGGCCTGCACCTCGTTATAAAAGGCCGGGCCCAGCTTGGCAGGTGTCCAGATGACGGTGTGGCGGCGGTCGTCCTCTTCGAGCACAACGGGCATGCGCTCGTTGGACAAAAACACCATGTTGACGTGGTTGCGCTCTTCGTACGCCGCGATGTTTTTGGGGTTGATGCGGATCCACTCACCGGTAATAAAGGCTTTGAGCTTGTTTTTGATGTGGTAGAGGTCGGAGCGGGCCACGACTTCGTCGGCGATCAAGAACAGCTTGCGGCTGGCCCAGTCGTTGAACTTGTCTTCGATGGCGCTTTGATCGATCACGCGGCCGTATTGGCCGTAGATGGCCATGATCGCTTCGAAAAACATGTTTTTGCCGGTGCCCTGGGGACCGTGCAGCACCAGGGTTGTTTTCAGTTTTGCGCCGGGGTGCTGGATGGGATAGGCGAGCCAGCGGATTACCCAGGTGTAGAGCTCGTCGTAGGCGTCGTCATCGGCGCACATGTAGCGCAGCAGGTCGAGCAGGCGCTCGCAGCTTCCGGATTTTGGCGTGGTTGGCCAGCCGCCCCACAGGTTGCAGCGGATGTTTGCGTCATCGCCGGCGGGGTCGAAGCCCACTTCACGCACGCGGACGATCTGCTTTTCGGGGTGCTCAGCCCACGCGCGGTGGATTTCGCGAGTGAGGCAGGCGTCGCGCATGTCGGAGAGGGCCAGCAGGCAGTGCTCTTGCCGATCAAACACGGTTCCGCCCTGCCCGTACACCAGGGCGTAGCGCTCGAGCAGCTCGTCAATAGTTTCGATCGGGCGGAGGTCAGCAACCGCGCTCCCCTCCCCCCTGGGTGCCGTACCCGCAGGCTTTCGAGCGGACGGATTCCAGCCCAGATCCGATAGGCGGGCCTCTACCTGGGCGCGCACGACATGCAGGCCTTCGGCGGTGTGCAGGTCGTTGAAGTCGTTGGATTTCACCCGGCGGGTGAGCCATGCTTCACGCCGCGCGGATTCGTCGGCGAAGCGGGGCAGCATCCAGCTCCCGCCCACTTCGACCGCCGCGGCGCTGGCGCACTGGGCACCGGCGTTGCTGGCCTTGTGCGGCTGGCCGCAGTGAGGGCAATCGGGGCCGTCGTCCAGCCAGATCGGCTTTTTGCAACCGTCTTGCTGGCACTTTTGGGTCTGGTCGGCGTCACCGCACACCAGGATGCGGGCCAGCTTGTAGCGCTTGTGCAGGGCCTGGGCGACCGGCGCCAGGTTGCCCGCGTCAAAGGCGATGGCCACGGGCAGGCCGGTGGCCTCATGCAGGCTGGCGCCGGTGGCGTAGCCTTCGGCCACCAGCACCACGCTGGTCGGCATGCCGATGAGGTGAAAATGGCCCTTCTTGGCGTGGCCCTTGGGCCAGAATTCTTTTTCGAGTTTTCCGGCGGCCAGTGCGGCCTTGTCGCGGATGATCTGCAGGCCGTGGATTTTGCTCGAGGTGTCCATCATCGGCACTACCATCGCGCCCTGCGGCGAGTAGCGCACGCCGTGCCCGGCCACGCCCTTGCGCACCAGGTAAGGCGAGTCACCCGTGGGGCTGCAGCCGGCCCAGGCCTTCGAGGCCACCAGGGCCGCGCGCTCATTTTCCTGCTTGCGATCGAGCTCGGCCCGCTTGCGGTCTTCGGCCAGGCGCCGGCGCAAGCTGTCGCGCTGCTCTGCCGAAATCTCGCGCTTGCGCAGCTCTACTTTTTGCGCGTTGTTGTCGTTGCCTTGCCACGTGCCAAACGAGCCCACGATGAGGACGTCGCCGCCCTCTATCATCAGCTCGTGCAGGCTGTACCAGCCGCGCTTTTCCCGGTCGCCCTCCACCCTGCAGCGGACCATGCGGCCGAATCTTGGATTCTCGACATGCCGATGGATAGCGCTACCGGCCTGCCCGAGTTTGCGCTGCGGGTGCTCTCGTGAAAATCACCGGCACCGACAAGCTCGCCAAGCTCTCCGCCCGGGT